CGAACCCGCCGAACCCGCCGAACCAGAAAACGATAACAGCGAGTTAGAACAGAAGGCCCGCCGGTTAGTCGTAAACGAGCTACAACGCGCAGCTAACCAGGTGATAGGGCAGGTGAAAACCAAGGCGAGAAAACAACAGCCTAGCCGGTTCTGTACCTGGGTAGACGACAATCTAGAAGCAGATCTACGCGACACGTTTACTTCGCGGATCGCTGATAGTGTCGCCCTGTTTGCAGAAATTACAGACGATGATAACCAGCAACTAAACACGCGGTTAACGTCTCTGTTTTTCGATTCGTTAAAACTTCAAGTCAACGACGTATTACAAAGCGTACAGCCAGAAGAATTACGCGACGCGGTAGACGGCGTTTTAGAGAATTACAAACTAGAAACCCAAAGCCTATTTACAGGGGCGATGTAATGGAAAAACGACACGCAACGAACCAACGCGTAGAGATCCGACGCGAAGAAAACCAACCGGCAACCATTAGCGGTTATGCGGCGGTGTTCTATCGAGCCGACCAACCAGGTACAGAATTTAGACTGGCAGACGATTACGTAGAACGTATCCAGCCAGGGGCATTTGATAACGCACTAAAAAACGCAGACGACGCCCGCGCGTTATTTAACCATGATTCCAACCAAGTATTAGGCCGCGTTAGCTCTGGTACCCTACGCCTAAACGTAGACGAAGTGGGCCTACGCTACCAAATAGATTTACCTGACACACAACTAGGCCGCGATGTAGCTACGATCATTGAACGCGGCGACGTATCGGGTAGTAGTTTTGCCTTCGCCGTAAATGATAAAGGCAGCGAGGTTACACGCGACGGGGAGCAAATGGTCAGGACGATCACAGATGTTAGCCTGTTCGACGTTGGGCCGGTCACCTATCCGGCGTACCAGGCAACCAGCACAGCCAAACGAAATACAGAAGCCCTGGAAGAATTAGAAGCGTATAGAGCCGCTAACCAGGCAGCCGTAGACGCGGTTAACGTACGCAGCCGCCTGATTGAACTAGGCATTAATTAAAACAGTGTCGCATCAAAAATAGAAAGCAGTAAATTAAATACAGTCAGTAACCGAACGCCGCCGGTTAGTAAGTGCTGATTGACAGGCCACAGCAGAACACCGCAAGGGCTAGTAACTGTTGGTTCGTAGACGTTTTGTAATCACGCAATCCGTTTACCAGCCAAGGGTTATTAGCCCTTTTCGCGTTGGTAAACCCATCGAGGGGTTCAGCAATGGACAATATCAAACAGCTAAACGAACAGCGGCAGCAATTGGCCGCCGAAATTAAAGAACTAGCCGAACGGCAAAACGAATGGTCAGCAGAAGACCGCGAAGTATGGGAGCGCGTTAACGCCGCATACGACGACAACCAGGGACAATTAGACGCTGAAAAGGAACGGCTAGAAGTTAGCGCCCGCGCTAACGAAGTAGCAGAAGCCAAAGACATTCAGCAGTTTAAAGCAGACCGCGAAACCCGCGAAATTAACCGCCCGGTTAACGAAGTGGAACGCCGCGCAGCCTTTTTGTGTTGGGCAAGGTACCAACAGGGCCTAGACACCACAGAAGAACAGCGGCAAGCCGCGAAGCGTTGCGGTGTTAACTGGCAGTCCAAGCATTACGACATTGGCCTACCTGGTACCCCAGCAGGCTATAGCGTACGCGGTTACGGCGCTGAGTATCGGGCGCAGGCTACTACCTCAGATTCCGCCGGTGGCGCGTTGATCCCGGAAGGATTCAGCAACGAGCTAGAGCGCGCTTTACTAAGCTATGGCGGGCCGCGACGTGTAGCCCGAATTATTCGGACTAGCAGCGGTAACCCGATCCCGTGGCCGACCGTTAACGATTCGAGCAATAAAGGCCAGCTATTAAGTGAAAACGCAGCCATTAGCGAAACCGCCGTAACGTTCGGTAGCGAAACGCTAAACGCCTACAAATATTCATCTGATAGCGTTTTGGTATCCGCCGAATTAATGCAGGACAGTTATTTCGATCTATCCTCGGAAATCGGTTCCATGCTCGGCGAACGTTTGGGCCGCATTACTAGCGAACACTTCACAACCGGTACTGGCTCGTCACAGCCAGAGGGCGTTGTAGTTGGTTCGGTAGCTGGCGTTACAGCCGCAAGCGCAACAGCGATTGCAGCAGATGAACTAATCGAGCTAGTTCATAGCGTTGACCCTGCCTACCGTGAGAACGCGGGCTGGATGATGCACGATAACGTCATTTTGGCAATCAGAAAACTTAAGGATTCTGACGGTCAGTACCTATGGCAACCAGGACTACAAGCAAGCGAACCAGATCGCCTGCTAGGTAAACCAGTTGTCGTTAACCAGGATATGGCTAGCAGCATCGCAACAACCGAAAAAACGGTTTTGTTTGGCGATTTTAGCCGGTTCATTATCCGCGACGTAGCAAACGTACGCCTTATGCGTTTAGACGAACGATACGCAGACTACGATCAAACAGGCTTTATTGCCTTTAGTCGTCATGACAGCGTAGTTCTCGACGCCGGTTCGAATCCCATTAAACACCTGGTTCAGGCTTAATGATAATTCGACTGTTAACCGGGATCGTTGGCGATCGTTTCAGTTACCGCGCAGGTGACGAAATCGACGTACCCGACGACCTGGCCGAACGTTTGATCGCGAAGAAGCAGGCCGAAGCCGTCACCCGTAAAAAGGTGGCGGCTAAGGCCGTTTCTAAACCTGTTAAGAAAACGAAGAAGCGCAAATGAATTACGGCGTAAAACTTGTAACCGCCGCTACCGAAGAACCGGTAACGACCGCAGAAGCTAAAACTCATTTAGCCGTAGACGATAGCTACTACGATTCGTTTATAGGCGACCTGATAACCGCCGCCCGTAGCCAAATAGAAGACCTAACAAACCTACAAATGGTTACGGCTACCCACGATTTATACCTGGATAGATTCCCGGCTGGCCGCGAACCGCTGAATATACCCAAAGGCCATTTACAAAGCGTAACGAGTATTACGTACGTAGATACCGCCGGGGATAGTCAAACCCTGGCCGGATCCGATTACAGCGTCATAACTAGCCGTTCGGTAGGTTTTGTAGAGCCGGTCTATGAGAAAACATGGCCGATAGCCCGCAAACAATCCGACGCGGTAACGGTCAGATTTGTTGCCGGTTATGGGTCCGCCGCAGATGTACCGCAGGGACTCAAACAGGCGATTTTACTGCTAGTAGGTAGCATGTTCGAAAACCGCGAAGGCACCCAGGCAGGGCCAGCGGGCATTGTGCCTGTAGCCGTTAAAAGTCTGGTTAACCAGTTTCAGTTAGGAGATTCCTATACATGGTATGGGCAGGACAACTAAGACGCCGGTTAACGCTAGAACAGCGGGCAACGACGGTAGACGACGCGGGCCAGGTAGATAACACCTGGACGACCGCTAACACGTTTAGCGGTTCCGTATTGGATAAGGGCGGGGCCGAAACAATAAAGGGCGACCAGGTAAGCGCCACCACTACAACGGTAGTTATTATGCGCACCCCGCGAAACAATACGACGCCAACGCCACAAATGCGGTTAACGTTCGACCATGACGGTAATACCAGAACGTTAAACATTGAATCGGTACAGCATCGCGACGCTAAACAGCGTGAACTCTGGTTGTATTGCAGCGAGGCCAGTTAATGCAGGAGTCAGGGTTAGAGTTTAAAGGGCTAAAGGCGATGCAATCCCGGCTAGACAAGCTAGGCGGTAGCGTTAGGCGTAGTTTTGAACGAAAGCTACTTAGCAAGGCCGTTACGATTCAAATGCGGCACATACGAAAAGAAACCCCAAAAGGCAAAACCGGCAACCTTAAAAAGTCACTCAAACGCAAACCTAGTAGTAAATGGGCTAGCGCTTCCAGGTTACGGGCCGCTGGTGTTATCGGAGTCGCGATCGGACACGAACGACCGCAAGGCGCGCACAGTCACTTGGTAGCAGAAGGCCACCGCGCTTTTTACTGGTCGCGAAATGATAGCGGCGAGGTAGTAAAAGGTAACGAGTATTTCCAAAAGGGCCTGGAAAAGGGTAACGACCAGGTGAACGCCAGTATTAAACGAGAAGCGCGAACGATTTTAAACAAGGTCGTAGCCAAAGCAAAGAGTAAGAAAAGTAAAAAATAAATGGGACATATAGGGCCAGGGGTACGCAGTAAACTTATAGCCGATTCCGACGTATCGGGGCTGGTAGGTACACGCATTAGGCCCGACAAATTAGCACAAAAAGAAACCCTACCCGCCATTGTGTACAGCGAACTAAACACCGAACACGACCAGGGAATAGCCGGGCCTGTTGGTTCAAGGCTTACACGCCTGGCGGTCGGCTGTTTCGATGACTCACGGCTAGGCGCTAACGCCCTGGCCGAAAAAGTACGCCTGGCGATCGACGGGGAAACCGGCACGTTTGGCAGCGAAACGGTGGACGCATGCGTACTAGAAGACAGCGACCAACAAGACATACAGCCCGATGACGGTAGCGACGTTGGGCAGTACGTAACCACGTTAGTGTTTTTAATATCGCTACAGGAAACTACAAGCTAAAAGGTAATAACGATGGCTCTAACAGGTAATGGCGCAAGCATATCAATCAGCGGTTTTACTGGTACGGTTCAAACGATCGCCGGTATTGAACACACGCGCGAAGTAATGGACGTAACCCCCCTGGACGCCGCCGACTTCGAAGAATTCGACCCGGCACCGCTACGCAATCCGGGCAGCGTGGACGTAGTTTACTTTTATGATTCCGACAACGAAGCGCCGCTTAGTGGCGCAGCAGGAACGGTAACGGTAACCTTCCCATTAAAGAGCGGGGAATCTACCGCCGCTACGCTATCCGGCACAGGCTTTTTGTCTCGCGCCGCAATCACCGAACTAAACAACACAGCTAAAACAATGGGCGAAATAACCGTGCAGTGGGACGGCAAAACAGGCCCAACATATACCGCTGGGAGCTAACTAAACGATGGCTAAAATCACGATAGACGACCACCCGAATACAGACATTACAGACGTAAAGATTATCCGCGTAAATGGAATAGGCCCGGCTGCCTATTTCAACGTTAAAAACGCTACCGAATCTATCAGCGTCGTAATGACGGTTGGGGATG